GTGCGGCACCCCGCATCTTCTCGTGGCAGAGCATCCAGCCGAGTGCCCACAAAAGGGCATTCCCACGGGTGGAGAACTGTCCCCATTTACGTCCCGGATTGAAACCGGCACCGGAACTGTTCACCTGCATGTGTACACCGGCAACCCACCACCCGTCCTGCTGTCCCACAAGGGCGTCCAGGTAGTCGCGACCATTCCGGTAAACGGTCACCGTCTCATATTCAGTCAAGACTGGATAATCGCTCCAGGGAGCGGGAAGCTGCCCGCGACCGTCGATCTTTAAGTATTCAAATTTGTTTTCCATATCCTTAAAATTACGTTTGAACGGCATTTGAACGGGGGTCATTCCCCCGTCATACGTTTTACCTTGTGAATGGACTTCCTCACACGGCGCAAATCAAAATCACATGTCGAAGCCTCCTTTATCACCTTGTCGATATCTTTCCTGTCAGTCACGCCGTTGGCGGAACAGATCGCGTACACGTCGTTCACGTCCGTGGGCTCCAGTTCGTAAAACTTTCGTCCGATACGGCTGTAGAACTCCTTGTAGCCGGGCTTCTGGTACCGCAGGCCGTTGCTGATGCGCTTGGCGATGTAGTCGGTACTCAAGAACACGACACCGCATTTCTCCTCCAGCTTGTTGTACAGGCTGATGAAATAGTGGAACACCGGTTCGGTCAGCTTGTCCGCCTCGTCGAACACCAGCAGGGGCGCGTCCATCTGGATGATGTCATCCAATATAAGCCCCCACACCTCACGGATATTATACCCTTCGGTCCGGATTCCGACCGTGCGGGCGATCTCGCGGACAAAGTCACCTTTCTTCATGTCCTCGGAGCAGAGGATATAGAAAACCTCCTTATGCTCCTGGAGGTAAACACGGGCGGTGGTACTCTTGCCACAACCGGCCTCGCCGGTCACCCAGGTAACATTGCGCCAGCGTTGCGCGTCGGAGAGCACAGCCGTGATCTCCTGGTAAGCGCCGGTCTCCACGATCTGCCAGCCGGTAGCGCTTACACCACCGACCTGAGAGGCGACATTACGGAACATCTCGTCGCTGATATTCTCATAACGGCCGTTCAGGATATTGCTAACAGTGCCTACACTGACTCCCTTCAGGCTGCCAGCAGCCTTCGTCTGGCTCGGGTATTTCGCCACGTAAGCCCGGAGGCTCTCACTGATGGCGTCCTTTTCTTTCATTGTAATTTCCATAATCAATATTTTTTATCTTGTTATAAATCTGTTCCTTATAATTTCCCGACCACCTTGCGGATGCTCACTTCCTTCTTCTCAAAGCTGTCCCATGTCACGTTGCTGATGACTTTCATATCTCGGCCGATGGAAGGACGGGGCGGCTGGCTGTATTTTCTTGTGCGGCGGTCAATCTGGCGTTGCGCCTCCTTTCCGAGCCCTTTCAGGTCAGGGGTACGCAGACCGTTCTGTTCCGGTGCGACACCATGTTCGTACTCGATGTCCTTGGCAACGACCTGGCGGTTTATACGCTCGTTGATGACGGCCTCCTGCTGGGCGCGGATGAAACGTTTCTCGGCTTCCGTCTGCTCCTGCTGGGCACGGTGGATCATCAGCGGGAACGAAGCCACACACTCGAAGCGCATCGCTCCGCCCTTATCCTTGTACAGCAGACGCACGCTGCTTATGTCATAAGGATCGTACTGGACATAGAACTTCTTGTAGGTGTTACGCCGGCGCCATTCCAGATCAGGCTCACCGGGGGCGGAGAAAACCTCGTAAGGGTATTTCTTTCCCTGTACCGTGATCTCGATACCGCTGGCGGTGAACAGCGACGGTTTCTCGGTCGTGTACCAGAACATCTCCACCATATCCGACACACTTACCGCATCGGTAGCCTCGTTCACGCTGGTATTGTACATCTCAATCCGGGAGATGCCGGTGGCAGGGTGTTTCATTGAATTCCACTGTTCACGGGCGGCGGCATACTGTTGCTTCAGCTCCTCCAGTGTGGGAAGGGAATCGATGTTCGCGTTGATGAATTCCAGATTCGGACGGCTTGTTTCTCTCTTTGCCGTAATGTTCTGCCCGGTGAAACCGAAACGTTTCTTCAGCACCTGGCTCTGGAAGCGGTAGAAAATATTCTCGATCGTTTTGGACTCGCCGTTATACGGGGCTGTCGGACGATGGATACGGCTGATTTTCGAGAAAAGGCCCAGCGCCGTGTTCTTCTTATGACCACCCTGGTTGTCGCAAACGATCTCGTAGGGTTTGTGCAGGCTCGTCTGGATAGCCATACGGAAGGCATGGTACTGCGCGATATAGTCCTCGTTATCGCTGATGTAATAGCCAAGAAGCACTTCGCTGTAAGCGTCCACCACCTCGTACACGCTTGTAGTGCACTTGTTTCCGTTCTCATCACGATAGTAAAGGTTCAGCTTCGTACCGTCGCCATACCAGAGGCTGTCACGGCGGCCCGGAAGGATGGTGCGGTGTTTGCGGTCATAACGCTGGTGCGCCTTCATTTCCCCATAAACGGCATCGTACCACAGAGGTTCGACACGCGGGCTGTTGAACCATTCGCGGAGGCTGCGGGGACTCTTCAGGGGCTTCCAGCCACGTTCCGGAGCGACACGGTTGTACTCCTCGAAGATCTCCATATCAGTATAAACCGGAACGCGGCTGCGTTTCAATGCAACAAGGTAACGCCCGCCGTCCTCCTCGATCTTCAGCGTGTTGCTGTTGCCGTATTTACCACTCACAAGCACACCGTAGTTATCAGGACGGAACTTGTTTATCAAGGCTTTCAAACGCCCCACACTGCCCGGAAGGCTGTGCCCGTACACCGGACGCCATTCCTCACTCGTGACAAGCAGAAGCTCCCAAAGGTTACGGCGGAAACCGGTCAGCTTGTTATTGGATGAACTCAAGCGTTTGAACTCTTCCATCAGCGCGTTCAGCACCGAAGCGTTCCAGGTGTATTCCTTCTTCACATCCTCGGGAAGAGCGACCATCTCACCGTTCTTGTCGTAACGGTAATCCTCGAAAAAGTTCTCGGCCTTCTCGTCTTTCTTCACTATGTTACGGATCATTTCTTCTCGCATCTGTTTCTCGGGCTCGCCATGGCGCTCAACCCAACGTTTCTTGTATTTCTCGGGAAGGGAGGAATAGGAATACAGGGCTACATTGCCCTCGCCACCGCCACGGTTGATACTTTCGATGTTACCGCGACGGACATTCTGGTATAAAGTTATATACTTCATCACCGGATTATCTCCTGAAGTAAGCTCTTCACAGGTTACACACAGTATATTATTATAGTATTCCATTTTCCGTTCTGTTATCAGTCCTCCAAATCATTCAAAGGGACATGCTTCTTCAGCAATCGTACGGAATTTCCAAAGTTCAACACAATGAAAAGTTCCGGTAGCGGATGAATGAAGAAGACAGAAAGTAAAGCCCCAAAACTCATGCAGAAGTAAAGCACACAAAGGCGCTGCTTCCGACTCAGACCGGTGAACTTGCGCAGCTGGTCACCGAACAATGCTATCAACTCATTTTTCATCGCCGTCCTTCTTTTGAGGGTTACCACCTACCTTCGTTCCACCGCGCTCGATGGCGAGCTTGCGGATGGAACGGGCCAACTTACTGTTCTTGCGAAACGCAAGGGAGTGGGAGACCATTTCCCGGGAACACCCCAGTAAACCGGCTATCTTACCCACCTCACTGTATTCTACAACTATTCTCTCTTTCATAATTCGCTGATAAGTTAAATTATTGTAGCGGGCGGTCGCGGACTCGAACCGCGGACCATGGCCTCTCCCTTGCGGGAGTCTGGCGTGTTCTACCAACTGAACTAACCGCCCCGGAAGTCTATCGGAGTTCTTGTATGGCATCCTCCGGAACACATATCACAGTCCAGACCTGGCCATCTTTCATATAATCGACATTATATTCACGACCAAAAGTACAAATGTTATAGTCCCAGTCGCGGATTACACCATCAATGACTTCACCGTTCCTCTTGGTGATTCTCACACTTTGTCCCTTTTTAAATTTTGCTTCCATTTTCTTCTTTTTATATTTCTCATTGTCACCTCAAGCCTTTTTTGTAGCTTTGGGGCGGTGTTCACACTTTGAACACGTGGCAAATATAGTATGAGAATTTCATACTACAAAATAAAATAGCGTAATTTTTCATATTTTATTAAGATTATGGATGAGAATTTCAGATTTATACAAGTTCTTGATGGATTAAAGGAGAAAGGGATAATAACAGATTATGTCCAAGCTGCTAATACTTTAGGAACAAATAAAGCAGGTATCAGTGATATAAAAAGC